GATACTTACCCTATCGAAATACTTGTTACATCCAATGATATACCATTGGATGTAACTAACTGTACGTTCAAGTTAACCGTAGACCCTAGCAAGACTCCGATAGATGATACTGCTAATATCATAGCTCTTACTGGAGTATTGGTTGGAGGTGAAACTGGTCGAGTCAATTTCCCTCTTACAGACGGCCAAGCCGATCATTTAGGGAAATACTATTATGATGTACAAATGACTGATGCTGGCGGCATTATTCGTACTATTATGGCCGATAAATTCGTTTGGATTCAGGACATTACAAAGAGTTTGTGATAACCCCGGATCAAAGTGGTGTACACTGGTCCTAGAACGAATTATAATGTATTCATGCGCGTAGACTCTGGGGTCCAGGTCTAACGGTCTAGTAATTACAGATACTCCGGAGGAGTCTCTGTAACAGAACGACACCTCCGGTGGAGGCTTCGCAAAATTTCATCCATACTTCACCGGAGCATGTAATGCCTTCTCTTACCCTTGTAGAAGCCGCCAAGGTTCAGCAAAATCCGCTGATCCAGGGTGTGATCGAATCCATCGTGACCGTCAACACGATGTACCAGTTCTTGCCGTTCGATCAGATTGTCGGCAACGCACTTCTTTACAGCCGTGAAAACGCCATCGGCGGCGTTGCTCCCATCGGTATCGGTGGAGGTAGCAACAACATTCCGGCTGCGGCAAAGACTCCGGCTACCTTCACGCCGGTGACCACTCCTCTGAAGGCCATGATCGGCGATGCTCTGGTTGACCATTTCATTGCAACTACGATGGGCAATCAGAATGATCAGCAGGGTATCCAAATCTCTTCGAAAGCCAAGGGCTTAGGGCGTGAATATCAGCGCCAGTTTATTCTGGGCGACAGCTCAGTTGACCCGCTTGAATTCGATGGTCTCGCTAAGCTCATGCCCGCTGCACAGATCATTTCAGCCGCCTCTGCTGATCTGAGTTTTGATTATCTCGATCAACTGATCGATCTGGTCAAGGCCAAGGACGGTGCGGTTGACTTCATGATGGCTCCGGATGTGGCTTTGCGCAAGTATCGCGCACTGTTGCGTGCTTTAGGTGGTGCCAGTGTCAACGAAGTGAAGACCATGCCTGACGGTACTCAGGTCGACACGTACCGTGGTATTCCGATCTTCCGCAATGACTGGATCCCTGCAACTGTGGGCGCCACTCGTACCACTGACATCTACGCAGGTTGTTTCGATGACGGCTCGCGCAAAGTAGGTATCGCGGGTTTGACCAGTCAGGTGCAGAGCGGTATCTTCATCTCGCACGTCGGTGAAGCTGAACAGTCGAACGACATCATCGATCGTCTGCGGTTCTACGCATCTATGGCGATCTTCAGTGAGCTTGGCATCGCCAAGCTTGACACTGTCAAGGTCTTTGGTTGATCCACTGATCACGGCGGCTCTGTGGCACTCGTTGTAGTCACGTCACCATTCAGTCCGTCCTGCAACTCCTACGGGAGCCTTGCAGGAATGGCCTATTACGTGGCTACACGTGTGCCCAATTCCACTACAGTCACTGCTTGGGAAGATTTAGACACTGAGGTGCAGTCAATGTACCTGGTGAATGCTACCAGAGCTATTGATATGTACGTTGAATGGATCGGCGACAAGTACTCTAGAGATCAGCGTTTAGATTGGCCGCGTGTCAATGCCTACGTTGATTCATATCTTGTTGATCAGGTCACATTCCCTCAACCCGTCGTTGAAGCCACGTACGAGATGGCTTTATGGATGATGGCGAATTCTGGTGAGATTTATGTTGATCAGACATCGTCATACGATGCAATCAAGGTCGGTCCGATCACCATAGACTTCAACCAACAAGCTTTAGGTAGTGCACGTCAATACTTCCCTGATATTGTGGCTGCATTGCTTAAGGATTATGGGGTAATTCAGAACCCTGATTTGCCTGGTCAGATGAAGTTGAAATTAGCAAAGTTGCAACGTGCTTAAATCTACAGTCCTGGCTGCGATCTCGAGGGCTAAAGAGGCTATTGATGATTTAGCTATATCTGTGCAGCACGTTAAGAGAGGTACAGCGACATATGTACCTGGTAGTGCACCCTCATATCCAGAGACTTTGCAGAATGTATCGATGGTATTTACCCGATTTCAATCTCGTGAAATAGATAATGACAGGGTTCAGGCATCCGATTGGAGAGGTATTGTATTCCCCAACAATTATCAACTGATCTTTGACACTAACGACATCATTCGAGTGCCAGTAGGCTTGCAGAACGTTCTTTCTGGCAATTATCGAATCATTAACGATGACAAGGTTATGGCCGGAGACACCGTAGTTCTACATCAACTGCAGCTGAGAAAATCGTGATTTATACTACTGCTATTTCGTCTAACTGGCCAACTAAACAGCAGTTAGACGAAATCGCAGAATCAGAGCTCAAGCAAATTACAGGTGACATTTTTCGTGCCGCCGTGAAACTTTCACCTGTTTACAGTGGAGCTTTTAGAGCCAGTTGGCGTGTGGCATTCAATGGCGCCCGAGAGGATGTAACTAATGGTCGTCCACCACCTAATCCAATTAGGGGTGCTACATTTAGGTGGCCTAAAGGATTTAAGTTAGGTGACACGATTGTGATTTCAAATAATCAACCATATGCTGAATTGATAGAGTATGCTGGTTGGTCAAATCAAGCTCCTTATGGAGTTCTTAGAGTTGCAATTGCAGGCACGATATTTAAGTGAAATACGACGTCGTTCAGCAAAGTCTTGAAGCCTTCGTAAGGGCGAACTGGACTGCTACGGCCATTCAATATGATAATGTGGCTTTCAATTCAGACCTCTACACCGAATATCTGCAATGCACAATAGTCTTTGGTGAGGGTTTTGCTAGAACCGTCACCAAAGGCTGTTACAGACAAGTTGGCTTATTGCTCTTGACTGCCAAAACAAAGCCTGGAATCGGTTCTGCACGTAAGTTAGAACTGGCTAAACTAGCTGCTGAAATGGTGCTCTCAGTCGTGGTACATCCTGTATCACCACTCATCGCACCCGCTGTTAACTTAAAGACTCCTGACTTGTTTAATGACAATAAGGAGCGTGATGGCTGGGTTATGGCTCAAGTGAGCTGTCCGTTCTACTACGATTTGGAGTACTAAACCATGTCTTCTGCCGACCTTACCGTACTGCGTTTCATCGAAGAGTCCGTGATCGGTATTACGCCTGACAACTCGGTCAAAGCCACTGGTACTCTCACAGCAACTTCCAATTTCACCAATGGTGAAACGATCACCATTGGTACAAAAGTCTACACCTTCCAATCGACGTTGACCAACGTCGATGGCAATGTGAAGATTGGTGCTACACTCGCAGATTCTCTTCTGAATTTACTGCGTGCTATCAACAATCTTGGCGGTACTCCAGGCACTGATTATGCTGATTCCACTGAGGCACATACCTCTGTGTCAGCTACGGCTTCTAACGCCACAACTCTCACTATTAGAGCTCTGATTGGCGGTACGGCTGGTAACAGTATCGCTACTACCGAATCAGCCGCAAATGCCAGTTTCGGAGCTGCCACCTTACTTACTGGTGCTAATTCATCTATTACTGCGTGGAAGCAGGTTCGATTCACTGGTGAATCTCTTAATTTCAACATTGAGAACACCAAGACTGCTGAAATTCGCCCCGATCGTACAGAAACCGACCTGATTCAGACGTCTGCATCAGGAGGTGGTGATGTGAATTTCGAGCTGTCTTTTGACTCCTTTAAAGACTGGCTACAAGCTGTACTCTGCAGTACGTGGGCTGGATCTGGTACCGAAACACTTCAGAATGGTATAACCTTGCGCACTTATACAGTGCAAAAGCATTTTCAAGATATGACGCCTCAACAGTACCACTTCTATCGTGGTACTGCGATTGAAAGTCTGAATCTTACCATGGAAGTTGGTAAGATCGTAGAAGGCTCTTGGAACTTGATGTCGTTTGGTATCGATCCTGATACAGGTATTAGCGATTCCCAGATCGGTGGATCTACGTTCGTACCTGTGTCGGCTACCACTCCGATGAATGCTGTTACCAACCTGCAAGATTTTACAGTCGACGGCGTGCCGTATTCAGGT